CTAGCCATTATTCTGTGACCCCCGCCACAAAAGATACCCGATAGGACACGCCTATCATACCGCCCAAACTGTCAATACTATATTTCATTATGTTCTACTCGCTATAATTTGTTCAGAAGGTGATAGTAAAGCACTCTCTGTTCTTGTCAAGTTAGTTCTAGGGTTCTTTGCTTGCGCCATTTGCACTCTTGGCATTGGTGTACTTGGTAATGGTGGTGTTTGTATATCAGCTAGTTGTGTATCTTGTTGAACTTGTGGTGCTTCACTAAATAAATCTTGAACTTTATCCACACCTCTTTCAATTATACTTGGAGCTGGTTCTTCAGGTAATAATCTCATTCTTTTATATTCTCTTTCTATTTGTTTAAATTTAGCTTTTGGATAAAAATAGTTTCTATTAATTCTACCTTCACCTATTTCTTTAGATAAATTTTTTGCATCTTTAACTCTTTTTTTCATACGACCATCATAACCTGAGTAAGGTATGTTAAATCCTCTTAATAACCTACTTGCATTTTTAGAAGATATACCTCTTTCTTTCATAATTTTTCTTAATTTTTGTTGACTCACACCCATAGTTTGTGCATCTTCTAAAACTTGATAAAACTCTTTGTTAACTTTTAAATTTTCATCTTGTATGTCTCTAAATTCTTCAGCCATAACTTCAGGTCCTCTTTGTCTAAAATCTTGTAAACTAAAAAATTTTTCTGTAGCTGTTACACTTCTTTTGTTGTTATTGTATTCTGTAATTTTATATTGCATGGTTCGTGGTGTATTTATATTTATAATTCTAATACCTGATAATAACGCAAGTATTTCATCCCTTAATGATATTGGTTGACCACCTCTTTGAACATCTGCTTGTAAACCTTGCACTAATTTTCTACCTGTTGTAACCGCACCTGGTTCAATACCTTTTAATATATGTACAAAACTTTTTGCAATTTTATCTCCAGCCGTATCTGTTTGTGAATATACTTTTGCACCAGTTTTAGTTACACCACCTCTATTACCTAAACCTATCTCCGCTGGTAACACATCAGTAAATCTTTCTAATGCAATTGATTGTGTAACAAAAGGGTCTAATAAAGTTCTAAGAGGTCCATCTTGATCAAATGCTTGTGCCAATAATTTGTCACTTGTAGCTTCACCTTTTAAAGTTCCTTCTTGCCATTGTTTAAACATTGCTTCAATTGGTTTTGTTACAGTATCATATGGACTAAAGTATGAAAAGTTTATGGCTTTTCCGACACCATCTTTCCATTTATTAATAGGTATAATTTGTGCTCTCTTTTCCCATGGTGCGGATAAACTTCTTTTATATGCTTCTATCTCTTCCATAGTAACACCTGTTAATGCTTGTGCTGTTTTACCAACAGCTTCTCCAGTTCCAACCAGTGTAACGTAAGCTCCTAACAATCTTCTAAGACCCATCTGTCTTAATTTAGGGTTTGCAGATGTTGCTTCTTTCGCACCTAGTTCTATGATGTTATATGTAGTTCTTATCATCTCAGCCGGGAATGATACGAAGTTACCGAACGGTAGTTTTCTTATTGCTTGTACAAATTCTGGAACTTTACTGTAAGTTGGATATGTATTTCTTATATACCACGCTGCAGCTTCATCTACAGCTTCATCAAATGTTTTTGCTTTACCTGTAAATGTATTAAACTTGTCAAATTTTCTACCAACTATTTCATCATACCATTTTGCAATGTCTCCTGTTTTACTATAAATACTACGTAGTTGTGATTTTACATACTCATGACCATACCATTTCCAAAGATTGTCACCTCCAGCATAAACTCTAGCTGCTCCTTTACCAAATCCACTTACTTTTTTACCTAAACTTTGCATGGACTCATCTGAAAATGCAAACTTACCATCAGATAAAGCTCTAATAATTCTATCCATACTTGTTAAACCTTTTGTGTTTTTTATTTCTTGTAATACTGCTTTAAGTTCTGATGCTACAATGTTTTCATCTAATACACCAAGACGTATTTTGTTTTCTATATTTTTTATAAATGTATCTTCATCTATAACTTTACCAGCACCAAAAATGTCATCAATTGTCATTTTCAAAGCTTCTGATACAGAAGATTTACCACCTATGTGTCCGTTTGCTAACGGAAATAAACTTGCAGAAGATACGTTACGTACCTGTGTTACTGGAGATAATACAGTTTTACCGTACTGTGCTGCTACTTTTAATTGTAATATGTTTCTATAAACACTGTTTTGTATCCAAGTGTCTAAGCCTTTTCTTGTTTGTCTAAAAACTTGTGTAAGTTCTGGTGTCGCAAAATATTTAGACATGTCACTTTTTAATAAACCTAAACTTTTTACATCACCAATTTTTTCTGCATCAAAATATCTTTTCGCATCAGCTGCAGCTTTACTTTTAAATAACCAACCTTCATCTAAACCTATCTTAGCTAACTTGTCAAAAGCTTGTTTGTTTACTGCATGTGTAATTGCATGTGATGTTGTAGTTAATACAGATGCTTTTAAATTATCTTCTTGTCCTAATAGTTTTCTAATTGCATCTGGTAGTTCTTCTCCAGTTCTTATTATTCTATCCGTTCTTAAAAAATCTTTACCTGCTATATTTTTTAATACTTGTAAAGGGTCCGCACCATCTTGTTTACCAGCTTTTAATATCTTATCTGTTAATGACTCAGCATATTCTTCTATAGCTTGCTTGTTAGTCATCTTACTTGTTTTTAATTTTAAAGCTTCTTCTCTTAAATCTTTGTTTTTATCTATAACATTTTTAGTAATCCAATTAGCTGCACCATTATATATTTTTTTATCTGGTTGATAATTTGGATTTGTGAATATTGCAAAAGACTGTCTCATGTATGTTTTTAAATTATCTAACATAAAATTTTTAAGATCACCTTGTGGTAATAAACCTGCAAACTTTTCTTTTATTTTTAACATTTCATCACCTAAACTTTTTGCACTATTCTGTATTTCAATTGGTAATGCTTTTAATTTTATGTTGCCTTTCAAATATCCTAATACTTGATCTAAATAATAATCTTGACTAGCTTCTGATACAGTCTTTGTATTGTGTTTTGTTTGAAAGTCTTCGGCTAAATTATACGCTTTCTTTTCAATTGACTCTAAATATTTTTCTATTGTTCTTGATTGAGCTTTTATTTCTCTTCTAGCTTCTGATGATATTTGATAACCAAGACCCGTAAGTCTGCCTTGTGATGTAAATTTTTCTAAAAAATTTGATAAAGTTTTTAGTCTTTTTTGTAATGGATCTTTACTATCTTTACTAAATAGTTTCCATTCTTGAAATTTTGGTAATTGTTTTGTTTTTGTGCCTGTTCCTATTTTTAGTGGTGTGAGTGCTTTATTTATAACGTATGCACTTGCATTTCTTAATGCCTTACCTGCAGGTTCTGGTATCGCTTTTGATCCAAGGTACGTGAGCGGTGTTACAACACCCTTGTCTACTGCTTTTAATCCAAGACCTGCTACCTTTGCACCAGGTTTAAAGATACCATACTTAAAACCAAGAGCTACCGGTTTACCTATTAAAGAAAAACCCATACCAAATAAGGCTCCTTCTGATCCAAATCTAATTCTGTTTCGAAGTTTTGCAAGAGCTAAGTCTCTGCCAGTTAGTCCTTTTGTTTTTTCTTCTTTCACAAATAAAGTTTCTTTGTCAGGTGCGGATGCAATAAAATCTGTTGCAGCAAGAGCGCTTGACATATATCCAACTCTTTTAGCAATTTGAGATGCTTTTTGTAATTTAGTTCCTGTGTCTGCTAATTTTCTACTTCTTTGAAATATTTTAAATCTATTTAATATTTTAAAAGCTGCACCACCAGGAATACCATATTGTGTGAGAACTTTTGTAACTTCTCCTGTTAATGTTTCAGGATCTTTTATTTTATTTTCTTCATACACCTCCGTGAGTTTTTCACCTAAATCTGTACCTGCAGCAGCATCTACACCTGATGTGAGTAAATCACCTATGGCATACCCTAGATCTTGTACACCTCCATACGCACCTTTTTCTAAGTCTTCAAAAAAATCTATATAGTCTTTTTCTTTTTCAGGCGCACCTTGTTGTAATTCTTTTATTCTCTCTATCTTTAATTTATCAAATGGATTTGTTTCTAAAAAACCAGATGCAAGATTAGCAAAACCTTTCCATGTAAACTTTACAGGTTTTTTCTTTTTGTTTAACTGACTTCTAGTTAAATCTAAAATAGTTTCTTTTCTATTGATTTCTTTTTCTTTACGCCTTTGAAAGGGATCAGCCATTTATCCCTCCTGTGATATATTCAAATTTACGTTATATCTTTGGTTAAATTCATCTACATCTTGTTGATCTCTAATGTTTGCAAAATCCAACAAAGCTTGTTTACTATTTGCGATCACTTGTACAACATCATTACTAATTGATTGTGGTAATCTAGATCTTAACTCATTGTATGATAAATCTTGAACTTGTTCTTCTTCTGCTTTTGCAAGATCAGGCATCATAGGTGAACCACCCATTTGATAACCTGTTCTACCGCCATCTTTTTGTCCTTGTCTAAATTCAGCACTTAATAATGGTTCAAGGTCAGGATATTTTTCTGCAACTTTATTTATATCAAAGTATCCTTCGTCTATACCTGCAATTAAAATATCTTTCATAAATTCATCATTAGTCATTTTACCTGTAAGAATAGATATAGTATAATCTTCTTTTAATCTTTTTAAGTTATCTATTTCAGATTGTATAGCACCTCTTTCATTTGGAGTTGCGTTTTGTAATTCTTGTTTTTTTTCTGTTATTTTATTGTCATATAAAGCATTTAGCATATTAACTCTTTGTTCTTTATCAAATTGTCGTGGACTTTTTGTATCTGCAGCAGCATCTATTTCTTTTTCTTTTAAAGAATACTCTGATGCAAGAATATTTGAGAATATATCCTCCGCTGTATCTCCTTTTCTTTGCCTGTTTAACATTTGTGCTTGTTGTAATCTTTCAAAAGGTTCTTTAGCTGATAAAGCTGCTGTTTGAAATATGTTTCCTGTTGGAGATCTTGACATCAAATCTAAACCAAAAGATGTTAAAAATCCTGGTCCTCCAACCATTGAAAAAGGTGTTCTTTCACCTCTTAATTCTTCTATAAGTGGTAATATTTCTTTAGTTCTAGCTAAAGACTTTTCAACTATATCATCACTTGCTGGTTGTGAATATTTTCCTGGTCCATCAACAAGACCTCTTTTAGGTGCATCTAAACCAGAAGTAATACCTTCATTGGCAGAGCCACCTCTTCTAAACATGGGTCTTCTAAGTGTTCTATTCATATTAACCAAATAATTTTCCGCCTAAAGCACCATATACTCCAGCTAACGTAGCTCCTGCTCCAAGAGCCGTTTGTAGTGGTGTAGGGTTAGGTACATTAGCTGTTTGTGTTCCGCCTGGATATCCACCCATAATTCCAGTTACTATGTTTGCATATCTATCCACTTGTTCTTGTGGTTGGTAAGTTGCCATTCTTGTCGCTTCTCTTGCAGCATCAAGTTCCGCTTGTCGTTGAGCTTGGTTCAGCGCGCCCAGCTGACCTAAAGTTCCAACGTCTTGTTTTTGTAATCCTGGCACCAATGATGCTAAACCTGTTTGTTGACCAAATCTTTGTGCAGCTAAATTTTGTGCTTGACCAAAACCTTGTTGTAATAAGTTTGCTAATAGCTGTGCTCTATTTCTATCAGACCCTGTTCTAAATTCTGCCTCTACAACACCTTCTCTTCCGCCACCAAAATTTCCTGATGCTACAGCTCTGTCTCTAATTTCTTGTTCTTGAATTTTTCTATTTCTGTCAAATTCTGCTAGTGTTGTATCTATCACCTGTTGTTGATATGGTGACATAAATTGTTGTGTGATTTGTGGAGATATTGCAGCCCCTGAAGCTATTTGTGCTTGTGTTAGAAATGGTTGAAATGAACCAATTCCTTGTGTTGCTAAAGTTTGTGCCTGTTGTTGTAATGGATCTTGTCCTGCAACTTGTGGTGCAAGTCCAGCTAAACTTTGTTTTCTAATATCAAATTGTTGACCAGCTTTTTGTCTAGCTGCAAACTGACCGGCTGTTTCTCCAGCTAATTGTGTAATACCACTAGCACCAGTTGTAACTATAGGCACTTGTGCTTGTGCAGTTACTTGTGTTGCTAAATCTTTTCCTAATTGTTCTACAAAGGGTGCGGGTCTATTTACGACGGTTTCTGTTGCCATATTATAATACTTCCTCTAATCGTTTTGATGTTTGAAACATTTCTCTTGCGCCAGTTAAGCCTTGCGATTCTTCTGATACGTCACCTCCGGCTTCGAGGTTTTTCATCATGTTATACATAACTTCTGCGCCTTTGTCTACATCTCCATCACCAGCGTTTCTTACAGCATCAGCTGTAAATACGAACTCATTTTTAGATAGTCTAGCAGGTACATCGTCAGCTCTTTCCATTCTACCCATATCTACAAAACCACCTGTTTCCCTATAATCCTTTTCCATACCATCCATATCTAATAATGGCATAGTCTTTTTGGCTACTGGTTCTTTGTCCTTCATTGAACCTCCATCAGCCGCGAATCTTCTAAATGTAATACCATATGGATCAGTATATGCTCTAGGGTCTATTTCTGGTCCAAGATATGGATCATATTTTTTATCCTCATCATCTCCACCACTTAAAAGATATGTTAAGCCAGTTGTACCAAGAAGTGCTTTACCTATACCAATATTATCTAAAGCAAAACCAGTGGCAGAGTCTTTTAATAAAAATCCAGCTCCACTTAAATTTTTTAATGGACCTAATTTAAGTCCATAGCTACCTAAACCAGCAAGTAATGCAGCTTTACCTACAGGTGATTTTACAACTTTTTTAAGACTTCTTGAAATACTTTTAACACCTTTTTTAAGACTTTTAGCTATACCACCCAAAAACATTTCTTGTCTTGCAAGGTCCATGATTCCACCATCTGCAGCCATGATACGGGTCTGTCCTGGTAAAGATACTTGCTCTAAATTAGGATCTGCTATACCTCTTTCAAATCTTTGCATTAAATTTAAAGGATCTTCTGTGCCTAATTCTGGATAATCTTTTACGTTTTCTTTAATAGTCATATCTAAAGCGTCTGATGGTGATAAATAACTTTTATATAGTTTATAATCATCAGCCAAAAATCTAGGTAAAGTTCCTGCCGGTGGGGCATCTGCTCCTGCTGTTACTCCAGCATCTTGTGGTACTCCAGCATCTTTTTTCAATTGTTTTAATTCTTCATCTGACATTTCTTCTGCACCTGCAGGAGGAATAATCCCCGCAAGTATTAACCCCATAATTGATTCAAGTCCTTCTTTGGCTCTTTCTTTAAAAGTTGGAGAACCTGTTTCTAAACCTCGTGATGCTCTTCTTGACATTAAATCTTGTTTAAATGTTGATCTATCATCTGGTTTATCGTCTTTACCACCTGGATCAAATCTTACATTTCCAGTGGGAGAAATATTTACAGATCCTTTTCTTGCCGGTCTAGTGTCACCAGCAACTGTTGCCATATCTGCCCCACCTTTGAAACCTACTCTTCCACCTTGGTTCATGTATCGATAGAAAATTGGATCTGGTTCTGGTTCAACTGGTTCAGCTGATCTTATTCCAGTAAAACAGTACGCAGGTGGGTTAGGTCCTAAACATGGGTCTTCGTTATTTCTTACTGGATCATTTTTTGATGTGTCTAGTTGTGATGCTTTAAATCTATTTGGTTCGTAAGTTTCCATTAACTGATTAATGTTTGTTCCTTCCAAACCTTCTGTTGTTCTTAAATTTTGTAAATCTATTTTTTCTTGCAATAACTGATCTATTCTATCTGTAGTTACTGGACCTTGAAAAACATTTTGAAAAAAACCTAACAAACCTCCATAGTCCGCTGAATTAAAATCTGGAATTTTTTCTCCTTTTGCAAACTGTCCATCTGATTTATAAAAACCTTGTTCAACTAAATCTGCAACACTAGGAATATTTAACATTCCTTTGTTATACAATTCATCAAAATTTTCTTCAGTTACACCTTCAATACCTGCTAATTCAAGACCTCTTAATATTTTATTTTTTCTATTTTTTATTAATCTATTTATATAATCTAATCTTTTTTGTTTGTTATATCGATCTAGTTTAGTTTTAAAACTTGTTGATCTACTACCTAATGGTGGTGCTTTACCTTTGTCATAAAATTGTTTTTCGTATTCTTTTCTAGCAGTTTTTATTTGTTGTTTTGTAGGAGGTGTATCTGCCCCACCTAAACCTCCCGCTGAAGGTGGTCTATCTGGTTTTGTATCTCTTAAACCCGTTGGTCCATCACCTCTTTCAGATTTTGTTGAAACATTTCCTTGTCCACCAGCACTAGGACTTGATTGTGCACTTCTACTTCTATACGCAGCATCACCACGATAACCTGGTCGTTTACCATTTGCTGGTTTATTTACAAGTTGTTGGTATTGTTGTGCGTTAGTTATGGCCATCTTACTATTCTATTTTGTTTCTCCAAATAAATCAAGGCTTGGCATAATGACTTTTATATCTCTTCTAATGTCTTTTTCAGGAATTCCCTTGTCTTTCCACTCCTGATCATCTTTATATACCTCGCCTGTTTTTAAATTACTTATTGTTTCTATTATCTTTTCTGGTTTTATTACTTGCATATTAAGTCCTATCAAATTCTAATATTGAAACAGTGCCTTCAAATATATCTGCTGAAGCTGCTTGCAATTGTAGTTTATCATTTTCTTCTAATATAATTGTGCCATCTGATACAGATTTAGAATTACCTGCATTGACTGTATGTTCTGCAAACTGATAAGCTCTTGTTGCAGAATTATCATATATAAAAGCTTTTATTTCCGTGTTCCCTGCTCCAACGTTTGCGACATGTATATTTTGAATAATGGCTCTAGACTCAGATGGTACAGTATATATGTCTGTTACATCTGTGGTTGTTAAATCAAAGTTTGCATTTTTATATCTATTAGCCATTATGATCCATTACTTTTACTTATATACCAAGTAAATCTTTGTGATTCATCTCTTAGGTCTTGTTGAAATGTAGAATTTAATTTTTCAATCAATCCGTCTAAATCTCTAACCAAAGAGTCTGCATCTTGTTGTTTGTATTCTTTACCCGGTCTAGTAAATACTAAAGTTATTTTAGCCATTATCTTCTTCCATCTGGTTGTGTGTCTAATCTAAAAGTTCCTAACTTCCAACTTTGAGAAGTACCTGTATTTGCTATTTTAAGAGATACTGCTCTTGCTCTTGCACGTGTATCTATTTTAGTAGTAGATGAAGTTATTGTAAAAGGTCCAAGTGGAGAACTAGCTTGTGTGCTGTTAGGATAATTTTTTAATTGTAGTGTTATTTGAGTATTACCTGTTTGAGATAAGAAATCTGGTACAAATCTTCTAATTTTCATTATGTTTTCACCATCTCCTCTAAAAGTTGCAATACCTGTTTGTTGTCCTCGTGAAGTTCTTTGAGCTGTAACATCAAAGTCCCCTGATTGAATATTTGCAGCAATAGCTGTTGTTGTACCACCTTTTACTTGATCAGTTCCTTTTTCATGTTCGTAATAAACTGAACTACCATCAGTGTTACCAACCACATCAAAAGACGCATCATCTGAAGCGTCAAATTCTGTTGCGTGTGGTAAACCAAACACAGAAGAATCTTTCCAAGTTCCTCTAGATAAAGTTCCCGTTGTCCAAACAGGTCTTTGTGGACTAGAGTCTAGATAGTTATATGTGACACATTTATTAATTACAGTAGAACCATTAGAACAATAGAACCATGTTATTTCACCAAATAAATTATTTAATCCAACATTAATTAATTGATTAGCTGTTGTATTTAAATCATTAAATACAAAATCTTCTACTAAACATATCATTGTTTCTAGATTACCAGAGTATTTAAAGAAACCATTTTCTGAAAACCAATAAGCTGCACCATCAACTTCTAGTGCTGCATTCTGACCAATCAATCCACAGTTAGTACCTACTTGTGCAAAACCAAAAGTAAATGGCTGACCAATGAAACGCATAGTAAATAAAGATGTATCTGTCCAAACATAGATTGCATCTCTACCTCTAACTGCACCTACTATTTTAGATCCATCTGCAAGTCTTTGAGTACCTGCTGTATTAATAGCAGTTGGTGCGTAAGTATTAATATCTTCTTGATCCGAGAATCTAATAAACATTTCATCTTGTGTTGATGTATCACCGATTGTTGTTTCTGTTCCAAAGAATACTAAGTGTCTATCAGGTGTAGATACCAACATATCACGTGAAGCTGTTGGTGCTCCTGATATAATAGTTGCTCTAACTGTCACTGCATTTGCTGCATTTGAATCCCATTCGAATACTTGTGCGTTGTGTATTAGTGCAATAATTTTATCTCCAAAATTATCTATGCTCCATAAACCTGGATCTATAACTAAATCTCCAGAGGCTGCTTCACCCCAAGCAATATAATCAGATGAGTTAGTTACCGTATCACCTGTTGTATGAGTTGCGGCTGTAGTGTTTCTAACACCTCTTGTAACACCTGTCAGTTCATTTCCAGTTATACCTGTATAAGAAATTTCTTCGTTATTTATTTGAACGTGATTGGTCCCTGAATCAGGAAACTGTGATACATCAGTTAATTGAATACCTGTTGTTTGAACAGCGTTGATTGAACCAACTAAAGTAGTTGTCGCTTCACCTGATACAGTACCACCCCATTGGCCTAATCCCCAACCAAAACCAGGTAGTTGTTCTGAAGGTCCTACAGGATAATAATGTCTAATTCTTATACCACCAGATGTTGTTGCACCTGAACCTGTTTCAGCTGATGGCATTGTAACGGTAATGGTTGTATCTGTTGGTACAGATGTAACCATAAATTTTTTATCATTAAAATCAGATGCACCAAAATTTGAATTAGTTATAGTAGAAAAAGTATCTAATAAAACAATATCTTGTTCTTGAATTCCGTGTGTTGTTGAAAAAGTAATTGTAACAGACGTTGATCCGTTGACCGTGGTGAATGCATTTGTTAACGTTGTAGTTGTTTTGATTGGATGTATGTCATAGAAAACACCACCTGTATAAGCGTATAAAATTTTACTAGTACCAATGATTGCAAATTTATTTCCTGATTTATTTACAACATGGTGCAAGGCTCTTGCAGCACCAGTTAGTTTACTTTCTCCTAACTGTTGCCAACCACCTATTTTTTCAGGTGTGCCATATCTAAACCTTACATTGTCACCATCAACCCATTGTCCTTCAGCTGTGGTTTCTGTAACTTGTTTATTAAATCCTGGTTGAAAGCCTATTTTCTGTAGCATAAAAAAACCTGTTTTCTAGGTTTTATATTAGTTTTTATGCAGAATCAATATTTTTAAGAACTATGAAAGTTCAGGCCATTCACCTAAAGGTCTAGTCATTACAGGGTTCTCTTCAGTGCCTGTATTAGTGTATGTATACAAAGTTTCCATAGCTGCTGCATCAGCTGCACCATCAATAGATGTTTCCATTTCATTAGATTTAGTTCTAACAGCTGCTCTGTAAGTAGCTATATTAGATGGAATTGTAGCCTCAGAATCTTCTGCTTTTCTTACTACATACCAATCACTTGGTGATAATAAATTTTTAGCTTGAGCTTTTACTTCATTTTTAAATAAAGTTTTTAAACCTGTAATTTTAACATCACCTACAGATACTTCAGAAGGCATTAAACCATTATCAGAATCTTGCTGTGTCCACAAAACATCATCTACATCTTTACCCGTTGCTGCTGCATAACTTGCAGTAACAGTATTATTTGCAAATGTCATAGACTCTGCACCATTCCAATAGTATCTTGGGTCCTTTAAATTAGTTGTATCATATACAACTTCATAAACGCCTTGAGCCTCTCTTTGAGCTTGAGTTGCATTACCCGCTAATCCAAATACTGAAAGATTTGAGTTTGCTCGTACTACTTGGTTATTTTCTACTTTTGCATACATATTGGTCTCCTTTTATTATATTTTTAATTTGTTGTCCATAGCTATTTATCTAGCAGTCGCTGGTATTCCAGTCCCAGAATCATTGCCTACTAATGGGTTTTCTGCAAATGCCATGTAGATGTATAAACTTCCTGAATGATTTACCAAAGTGTTAGAATTTCTTGTTTTGAAACCATTAGACAAAAAATCCATATTATAAACAGAGTTAGATCCTTCTGCATTAGAAAGACTAGGCCATAATCTTTTATCCATTACATTAAAAGTATCTCTTTTAGTATCATGCATAACCCAATCTCCTGTAGAAACAGTTGTTCTTTTAATTATAACAAAAGCGGGTTTAAAGCCTGTATGAACAAATGCTCCATCTGCATTACCATTTCCTGTATATGATCCCATTTTAGAATAACCTTTAACATTTGAGAAACAGTAAGCAATCATATCATCACTCGAACCATTTGTTCTGTTAGAATTTCTTACACTAAAAACACTTGATGTTGGATCTGTATTATCAAACATAATATTAGTAGCTGCAGATTGTGCAGATGATAAATCTAAACTCATATATTTAGTACCACCCATAGCTTCATGATAAACAACCCAAGATGTAGTTGTATCATCTCTATTTTTTACGAGTATCATTTTTGGTGCGGTATCTAATCCATGGCCAACTGTTGCTGATGCCCCAGTACCAGTAAAAGACACAATACTAAATCCAGCAGTAGTGTTTGGTGAAACATTTGATTGTATACTACCAGAAAAATCTGAAAAAGAATTAGTTGTTGGAGTGTTTGCTTGTCCCCCCATACCAGAGTGTGATGAACAGTAATAATATAATGTCGGTGCAGAAGCTGCAACAGTGATTACAGTTTTAGCACCAGAACTTCCTGGAGTTCCTGTGGTTGTCACTCCTGTTGTATATTCACTTCCCCCACCATGTGTTCCATCTGATGTTGTAGAAAATCTTAATGGGTGACCAGAGTTAGAACTGTCTGATTGATCAAATGTATAAGTTCCACCTTCTGATATTTCTAATGTAACTGCACTTGTTCCAAAATCATCAAATCTATATTTGTTACCACTATCAGATACTACTTTAACTGTGTAAGTTTTTGATGGTGCTGTTCCAGCGCCTAACCAATTCCAAGCAACATAAGTTGCG